TCCAGGTTGTCCTGCTTTTTGTGCTGATACCATTATAGCTTTATCAATTTCAGCTTTAGACATAATGTCTTGATCAAATGCTTTTAAGTGTAAAGTAGGATATCCTTCAGATCTTAGAAACCCAGCTAAAAATGCTCCAGTGACTTGTTTATATTTTTTACCTGTCTTGCCAAGGTAATTACTAAAGTCAATTTTTAATGCGTTTGCTTCGTCACCAATTTCAACTCTGCCTTTAAGTTCAGCGGACTTGTTTGCAGCGCCAAAGGCGCCTGCAACTTTTGCACCTATTTTACGTAGGCGTTGCTTGCCTGTACTTACAGGTGCTTCATCGATATCAGCTTCATTGCGTGGAGGAAGATAACGCCAGTTATAAGCACCAGCACCTAAGTAACCATCTTGTTTATAGCCTGCCATAATCATAGCATCGTCAGTATCGATACCTTTTTCTTCAGCCCATTTCATAATATAATATGATCTTTGGCTATCACTAACACCAGCAAATTTTGCTATAACATCAGCATCAGGTGTTGCTTGTTCTTTTATTATATCGTAAATATTCATTCTGAGTTGTTCCTAATAAAGATATCTAATTATTAATTGTATTTATGTTTAAGTTAAGAGCTAAAGCTCTTAATGTTTTCGCTAACGCTCAAACTATTAGATTTTGTTTGATAGAAGTGATTATAATATGATACAAATGCATTATTACGAATGTAATAATGTTTAAGTTTCATGTAGATTGTTTCAGTCAGACGGAACCTGTTACGGTCCCATCTAATCTCAAAATACGCTTCATGTGAGTCGTACCAGCCGAGACTTGGAAGTAGGTAATTGTTTATACACAAAGTACAATGGGCTCTGACCTTTCCCAACCTACGTCGACATCGCTGTTTCCAGCTACCTCTCGCTTCGTTCCTATTGCTAAAGAGTTTTTATGTACTGTGTTTGTGTTTTTCGACTGCCAACATTCAATCTATATCAACTAGTGAGCCCAATTTGTTTGGTGGCTTCCACACTCTGGTGTGTCAATCAATATGTACGTGTGCTTCTATACGAGAGCTTTTTCCACAGCGGTATTCTTAGTCTGGCCCGCCAACCTTATGTGTTGGAATGTTTTGCCTGTATGTGATGTTCTAGCAATGCCTGTTTGAGTTTATCTGATCCGCCTACTCTAACATTAATGATACCATTGTAGTAATCATCTGTTTCGAGTACTCGCCTATCAAATTGTTCTCTTGCCTCTATGTAGGACATTTCGCCCCTACCTTTACATAGGTATAGTATTTCTCTTGTAAACTTGCCTTCGCCTAGTGCTGCTACGTCTGCGTTTAGTCTGTCTGAACTACCGTAGTATGTTCGCCAGTCGCTTTCTTTGTAGCCTCTACGTTTGTTCTTCTTGCCTTTGAGTGGTGGCTTAGTAGTTTTAAACTTTGCTAGTTTTTTGCCTATGTATTTTTGCCCTGTAGTAGTATTAGTAATAAGATAAACAAATCCTTCATATTCTTCTGGAATAGATTCCAATTGTTTTCCTTTATAAGTCCACTGCATGAACTTACTTACCGTAGCCTTAATTCGTGCCTTCGTCGTTGTGGTTTTTAGATCGTTTTTCTAAATGAGTTGTATGTATTTCGTCCATACGTACCTTTGCAAGACGTCTAATTTCTCTTAGACATCGTCTTGCTGATTGATGTGTTCTAACTGAATTTCGTGATTCAAATTTTTCGTTTTCCTTGAAATACGCAAGATACATTTTAGTTAGTTTATCATGTGTGTCGTCTTCAATCATTCTTCGTAAACTTCTATGTCATTTTCATAACTGGTATAACCGTTTTCTTTTATTACCTTTAGTACGTTATTAACTCTACCAATTAATTCATCTTTGTGCGAGATTAAGAATACATTCTTTCCGCCTTCTCGTCCCATTTTCTTTAAAACAGCAAGCGAACCTTCAACGCCTGCGGTATCCATTCCGCTATCAATTAGTTCGTCGATAAACATCAAATTAATTTTTTGATATAAACTTTCCCAAACATCACGGAATGCAAAACTCATTCCTAATATTAATCTATTACGCTCGCCTCTTGATAAATTATCAAAGTCTAAGTCTTGACCAAGTTGCGTAATTTCTACACTTAGGTCATTCTGGAAAATAACCAAGTGCGGCAATCCTAACTTATCTAGATAGTATGTTAATCTATTATTAAGGTATGCTAAGTTTTGATCAATAATCTTTTTACGTATAAAACTGTCTTTGTTAGTTAATAGTTTTAGTAAAAACTCTTGATGGTCTTTAAAGTCAGTAAGATCGTTAACAGGAGCCCAATCAATTACTTGTATTGCTTCGTTATTAAGATCGTCTATTTGTGATTGATAAGGATCTTCTTCTTGCTTCTTTGTTTCCCATGCTTGTTTAAGAGCATCAACATTTTGTCTATGTTCATATGCTTCTTTTGCTGTTTCATAAAATGTAGTAGGCTTGCCGTTAATGTCACCGATATCTTCTAAGCCTTTTGCAACATCAACTAGTTTGTCACTTATTTCTTTTTGATATGTAACTGCGTCATCTAATTCTTTTACTTTCTTTGCCTCAATTTCAGCTTTTTTGTCTGCATGAAGCTCTTGTCCGCAAGTGTAACATGTTGCATCTTCTAAATCTGCAATATCTTTAGTTAACTTATTGACACTTTTATCAGCACGTACTAATGCAGGTTCCAGTGTGCTTAGTTCTTTTCTAAGAGCCATAATAGCTGTATTATGTTCATTCCAGTTTGATAATTTTTCGTGGAATTCTAACTCTTTATCAATATCTAAATGCTCTAGTTCGTCGATACCTTCTTTTAATTTTAAGACATCAGAAGTACGTTTACTGAGCCATGCTTTTTGCTTACTTTGTAATCCGCCGATTGTTGCTTCGATTTTTTCGTTAGCTGACTGTACAGCGTTAATACGCATTGTTTCTTCTTGAATAGCATCACGTGTTTTTTTAGTTTCGTCTTTTAGTGTATTTGCCTTTTCAGACAATAATGTAATACCTAACAATTGTTCAATAATAGCACGTTGATCGTTTGTACGCATTGCTAAAAACGGCTCAGTGTATGTATTAAGTGCAACAATGTGTTTGAACATGTCGTGACTCATATCTAACAAGCCATCAATATCTTTTTGTGTCTGTCTACTATCACCTTGTGATTCATCGACCATTTGCTGTTCTTGGTCGTTAATATAAAATTTCATAATATTGGGACTACGACCACGTTCAATTCTGTAGTCTATATTATTTTTTTCAAAGTGTAACGTAACCAACATTGCCTTAGAGTTTGTTTTGTTGATTAAGTTATTGCGTTTAATATTAGTAAGTGCTGAACCGTACAACGCATATGAAAGTGCATTAATAATAGTAGTTTTACCAGTACCATTACGTGAGCCGCTGTCATCGCCGCCTTGATCTAAATTTTCACCTAGTACAAGTGTAAGTTGTTCTTTATTAAAGTCAACAGCTTGGGTTTGATTACCCACACTCATAAAATTCTTTACAGTAAGATCTTTAAGTTTTATCATAGCTCGTTATAAATATCCAATAGCGTTTTCTTGTTATAGTTTTCAGTGTCGAGTGCAGATATTTCTCCAGCAACAATTTGGTCTACACTTTCAAATTGTTGAATATCAAGTTCAGTAGACATTTCTTCAATTTGTTGTTGAGTTATTAAACTAATTTCTCTACATCCGTGTTCATTAATAAACGTTTCTTTAATAAAACTTGCTTCTTCGTAACTAATAGGTAAATCTATCGTAACTCTAAGATACATTTTACTTTTAATAATATCGGAACTTGGATCAAGTAACTGGCTAAGTTTTACTGTACGATACTTTGGACAGTCAGGCCAATTAATGTATTCGGGCTCTTTATCATTTTCTCTATCAAGAATCATCATTCCTCTATCATCGTCCCATGCATCTGCATAGTTGTGAGGCATTGCATTACCGATGTAATGAATCTTTCCTTGTTGTTGTCTTTTGTGGAAATGTCCACTAAACACATATTCTTGATTTTTAAAATGTTCAGGACGCAAGTCTCCGTGGTCAGGCATTTTTACTAATGCATTCATATAAAAACTAGGCAGTTCAAAATGACCAAACATGTACTTTGCATTACACTTTTGTATCTTTTTCCATTCGTCGCCTACTAACCAAGGTACAATTGCAACATCTTCAATTACTGTAAATTCGTCAACAAATGTAATACCCGGAATGTGTTTTGCAAATGCTGTAGAATTAACATCTCTTTTATCTTTGTAATACAAATCATGATTACCGTCAAAGAAGAAAAATTGATCAAATGCTTTTCCAAGTTTTTCCATGCTACGGATAGTTGAATCCATAGTATTCAAGTTTAGACTATTTCTATTATGGTGCCAGTCACCGCAGAAAATACCGGTTTCACACCCGTTCTCTTTTGCAGTTTCTATGTACCAGTCAATAAACGTTTCACAATCTTCATTGTGCAAACGACTATTGCTTTTTAGTCCAAAATGTATGTCTGTAAAGACAGCAGCTTTTTTAAACAAAATAAAGTCCTTTAATCTTAGTTAATAGTATAACGTAAATATAGACAAATGTCAAGCCCCTATTTAGAGGTTTTTTCCATTTCTCTTTTTTGTTGTGCTTCCCATTCTCCGCTATGCTGTCTAGTATAACTAGGATTCATATTGTTCATTTCTAAAATATCATCTCGAATGTTCTGATTACGTTTTTCAATATTAATAACACGTACAAAACTGTTAGTTACAGCGGCAGTGTAATATGCAAACGGATTATTTGATTTTGATTCGTCAAATTGTAAGCCGATCTGAGCAAGTTGTAAAATTGCTTGCCCTTTCATTTCGTCGTTATATGTATAACCTCTAACGTTACCTCTGGTGGCATATCTGTCACATAACTTCATCCACATGCGAGCAAGTTTTTCTGTTACCTGTGTATGGTCTTTAGAAAAGTATCCGTTACCCATACCACCAATCCAATGACTCTTACCTACCAGTTCTAGTTCGTCCTTGTCATTAAACATGTAGTGTACAAACGGCGGAAAATTAAGTTTAGTTTTTGTATCTGCTATTGTTTTAGGATTTTTCTTACGACCAGGCTCTTCAGGAATATGGTCAAATGACATAATACGAAATACTAGTTCGTATTTGCTAATTTTACGATAATCGACTTCAAACTCTGCTTGTTTACGCTTTTCACCTGCTAGTTTAGACGCATCAAATGCTTCTACTTGCAATCTTTTTGCTTTATTACGTTTTGCTTCAGCAATGGTTCTGATGTTAATTTTGTCAATCGATGGTAGTATGATATCAAATTGAGCAAACGACTCTTCGGTAAAACTGCTAAATTTAGATTTAGACTTGTGTATTTCTTTTAGTATGTCTTTATTATTTAAATAATTTACTTTTCTCATAGTTTCTCCAGTTGTTAGTATCTATTATAAACTACTCTGTTAATAAAGTCAACTAAATACTTTATATAGGAGAGTAATATGTCAATTGGTTCAGCATTACAAAAAGCAGGCAAAAGTTTTGGCTCATCATTAGAAAAGACCGGTAATTCCTTAGTGGATGCAGGAAAAGGTGCTTTAGAAGATATTGCCGATGCAGCTGGCCTTGGTAAGTTGTTACGTGGCGGACCTAGTAGTGATCCGCTGAAAGCAGATTTTGCCTCAGCAAGTATTAAAGAAGATGAAGGCAATGATTGGCGAGTCAAATTAAGCATTCCAAAAATTATAACGAATAAAGATAATAAAGCATTTGCTCCTTTAAATAAAACAGGCGGCTTATGTTTTCCTTACACTCCAACAATTTTAATGAGTCATAGTGCAAATTATAATGCTTTGCAGCCTATACATAGTAATTATCCGTTTTACAACTATCAATCATCACAAGTGGATGATATGGTTATTACAGGCGACTTTTTTGTTCAAAATTCAGAAGAAGCACGATATTGGTGTGCTGCTGTGCATTACCTACGAACAGTAACTAAGATGTTTTATGGTACCGGCGATAATTCAGGTAATCCGCCACCAGTTGTTAAACTAAACGGATATGGAGACT